CGTGCCCTTGAGGTACGCTTTGCCGACGACCAGCAGAACATCCGGCGTGCTGACGATGTCGACAGCGGACTTCGGATACACCTTGCCTGCGACCACTGGCGCACCGGCCGCGGCTTTCTTGTCGCCATTCTGCGCTGCCGCTTTCTTTCCGGCCTCGGCGCTTTGCTTGGTTCCCCCGCGCGAAAAATTCGGATACATCGCATCGCGCAGTTTCCTGAAATGATCCGGCAGCAACTCCGCGAATTTGGCGTGCACGAATCGCGAAGCTTTCTCCTGTTCGCCTTTGGCCATGATGGCTTTCGCGGCGCGCTGGAATCCGCCGTCCGCTTTCATGGTCGCCCAGATGCGCGAGTTGAGAGCGTTGATGAATTCACGGCGCCCTTCCGGCCTGAGCTTCAGCTCCTTGAAGAACGGTTCGACGATCTTCGCGGTCGCGCTGTTGTTCTGCCGATTCACGTCGGTCGCCACCCGTCCCTCATACTGTTCGCGCTTATCGTTCTCGAGTTGCTGGCGGTCGCGATCAAGAGCTTCGCGTTCGGGATTCTTCTCGCTCTTCATCTGCACTTGGCGGTCGGCATTCGTCTTCGCGTTGCCCAGCCACTTCTTCATGCTCACCATCAGATCGAAGGCTTCCTGCCCCTTGCCTTCCTTGATGAATTCGATAATGGCGTCGACTGTCGCCGGCATGTTGGCTTTTTCGAGCCGCGCAACCATCACCGGAAGCAATGCCTTGTCCAGCGCATCGGGACTTTTCGATGCGATGAGTTCGAGGCCTTGGCCGATCATGTTCACGAATTGTTCGGGATTGCCTTCGTTGAGCTGCTTGAGAAGCTCTGGATCTCCGTTCGAGAACTGATTGATCTCGCGCCGATAGTCTTCGACTTCCGTCTGCAGGTTGGTGATGCCTTCGTCGCCGCCGAGCGAATCGAGCGTCGCGGCCATCTGGCGGACCTTGTTCACGGCCTCACTTGGATTGGTGGCGCCGATCTCTTTCATCACCGACGACATGCGGAAATAGTTATCGGCGACCCGCTTGGCCGCCTGAGGATCTATCTTTTTGAGCGCCGCGATGGCTTTGCGTGTGGAGTCGTCAATACGACGGCCATCCGTTTCAAGACCCTCGATTTCGCCGAGTTCATCCCCTTCCGCACCGTCTTCTGCTCCGCCACTTTCAGCGCCTTCACCGCCATCTTCTGCGCCTTCACCAGATCCTGCGCCCTCATCTCCCCCGGATTCCCCAGCGCCAGTATCTGCCACGCCAGTTCCCGTGCCACCTGTTCCAGTTCCTTCATCACCAGCCCCCGATCCAGCAGCAGCGCCGTCAGCCAAAGCTGTGCCAGCGCCTGCTCCTGCAATTAGTTCAGCCATCTCTTCCTCCCGATTAAATTACTGCTTTGGTTTACCGCCTTCGCCTTCCGGCGCGCCTTGCGGAATTGGTGCCGCTGGTGCCTTCGAACCAGACGGCGAGGGGACCGGAGGAGGCGCTTGCGCTCCTGCCGTGGGAGTAACCCCTGCCTTCTGCAAGATCTGATCGGACGCGCCCTTGTCGAGCATGGCGACGTCTTTGTAGCCGATGCTGACCGATGGCGGCTTTCCGGGCTGCGATTGCGCGGCCTGTGTTGCGGCGCGCTGCGCGGCGGCTTCGTGCTCGTCGTAATGCAGCGTAACGTTGCGATAGCCGTCCTTATTGGAAACTTTGTCACGGCGTCCGTTTTCGCCGTTCATGTATTGCCAGCACGTCGCGGCCTCGGTCGCGTTGTCTTCGTGCGGCGCATCGATGGGAATCGAACTGACTTCCTGCGGCAGCGCCTGCATCTGCTGAATAGCCTGCTGCAGTTGCGCCGGATCCACGCCCATCTGCTGCATCATGGCGATCTTCTGCTGGATTTCCTGCACCTGCGGATTCGGCACGGGCACGGACTTCAGCAGCATTTCGATCTCGCCGAGTTGCTTGTTGCGGCTGGCGACCTGCGGGATGTACAGCGGCGTGAGGCCCAGCATGTTTTGCAGGAACTCGAGATTCGCGGCATTGAAAAAGACTTCGGCGAGCTGGGGATTCTTCCCGAGATTATCGAAGACCTGCATCAGGCCGTTCTTCTGTTGCGTATAAGTCTCTGGGAAATTCTCGTCGCTTTCCGCGAAGACCGTGATGTTGCTCTTCAGATCGTTGATCTCGAGCGCGATGGTTTCTCCGCCAGGCACGCGTTCGTTGATCGATTTGTCGCGGCACTTCGCGGCCCAGCGCACCAGCTGCTTCATGGATTTCGCTTCCGCGTTCTTGATCTCGTGCCATGTCGGCGCGAGACGACCGAGAGCACTGTCACGTTGCGTGGCAATCGCGACACCGCTGTCAGCCGTCCCGACGTCTCCGCCTGCGAGTGCGGGATATGCCCCGGAAAGCAGCTCGGCGAGCGGTCCAGAATATTCCTTAATGAAGTCGGCTAGATTCGCCGGAGGATTTACGGCAGGCTCGACAAAGATGAGTTCGCTGACCGGAACTCCCGGCTGGCGTTTGAACCCGCCGATATCGCCCGGCACGTTGGTCTGGCCGCGCAACGCTTCGACCGCGAAGGCCTTCGAATCCATCCATTTTTTCGGAATGGTTCGCACGAAGATGTCGTTCATCAGATCGAGCCAGTTGTTCAGGCGCTTCTGGATCGGCAGCGTCGACGTGCCCATGGCATTGCGATTCTGACCGTCGCCGGAATAAGCCTGCGCGAGCGCCCAGCTGTCATCCATCGATTCATTGCGCGCGAAACAAAAAGTCTCTCCGGCGTAGACGATGTACACGCCGTTTGGAAACATGCTGATCAGCCTGTCGCGTATCGCATGATCTTCGATATCCATCAAGCAGGAAGGCCGCATCCATGTGCGCTGGACCGTGACATCCGCGGCGATGCTGTCGCTCGTGACGTAGGTCGACTGCATGCCGAGCTTTACGTTCTGCCGCGCGAGCCGCGCGATCTCTCCCATCGCGGCCTGACTTTCGCTGGCCTTGATCTTGTCCGCGACCCACGGGAACATGCCCTTGGCCCGGGACTGATCGATCTCCGTGTCATACTGCAGCACATCGACCTCATCAAGAGAATTGGCCATCATCGGCGTCAATTTCACTTCCAGTTTGCCGTGCGCGGTCCTGACTTCCTGTCCGCGAGGCGTGCGATTGACGGTCGGTGTTTCCGATTCCTCCTGCTCATCGAACTCTTCGGTATTCTCCGCGCCTTCTTCGCTTCCTAATGGCGATTCGCCTTCGCGGTCGATTGCTGGCGCGCCCTCTTCCTGAGCGGTCTCAGCAGATTCCGGTGTAGCCGCATCAGCTTGAGCTTCCACTGAGCCTGCCTGCTGTGGCTCTGCGCCCATTTCCGGTACGAGATCATCTGGCTCGTCATCCTCTTCCCATCCGAAACGTTGCCCATCTTTTATGAAGCGCGACCAGTACAGGAACCGTCCATCGGTCCACAGATAGCGCGAGGCATCGGTCTGGATCATGATCAAGTCGTTATTCCTGCTGATGATCTTCGTGAACTTGTCGGCGCTTTCTGCGGCGGTGATCTGCGCGTCACTATCCGCGCGCTGTGGAGCGAAGCGCACCGAGGGCACCGTGCGCGTGAGCGCCGCGATGATCATCTGCGCTCGAGCGGAATAAATATTCGTTGGGAGCAACGCGAGGTCCATCTGCATCGTGGGCCCGTAACCTGTCGCTTCGCCCGGGATGATCCATCCACCCCCACGTTGCGGAATCAGGAACTGGAAGCCGCGATAGAACAGTGCCGCTTCCCATGCCTGGATGACTTCGATCAGCCGCGCCGGGTAATCGCGCTTGGCCGCACGCTTCACGAGATCCTTGAGCTTGGCTTTCTCCTCGTCATTCAATTCCGCATTCTTGACCGGAGACCATTCGAGGCCAGCAAGCACACCGATCCCGTATTTCGGTTCGTCGTGCTCCTTGGTGTCGCGACCCCTTCGCGTCGGATTCATTACTGCCGTTGCCATGGATCCCTCAGTCCGCCCCGATCTTCAATATCCTCAGAAAATCTCGATCTTTCGCCGACAGGTTCTGCTCAAACAGAAACGAGGAAATATCCGTGCCTTCTCCGATGTGCCAGATCCCGTTGAGATCCTTGAAGCACGCTCCGGCGGGAAGGCTCGCGTCCCACACAAACGGAATCTCGTCGCGCCGTTTCATCGATGATGATGACGGGCGCTCGCGAAAGCCTCGGCCAGCCGCGCGCGTTTGCCAAGTTTTCCGCTGTCGTGTTCGTGCTTATGCGCGAAAGCCGAAGTGCTCATGCCGGCGCGATGCGCTGCCGCGCTGAAAACGCCCTCGGTCCCTTTCTTCTTCATCTCGTGCTTTACGCCTTGCATCCATCGGTTGGCCATGACTACTTTTCCTCCTTGAGGATTTTGAGTAGCGCCGCTTCGCCCCGATTGAGCGCTTCGAACAATTCCTGTTCCGTCCACAGATAGCCGATTTGGATGGGATAGAAAATCCACCCATCTCCGAGATCGAAAGCCTTTTCGTTTTCGCTGGGCAGCTTGTGCAGCTCGAGGGGCTTCGTGCCCTGCAGGTAAAGGAAGCACACGGAGCGCGTCAGCCACGAGCCGTCGGCATCCATCTGCGGCATAACAGACTGCCCGTCGCCGAAATCATACAAACGCACTGGACCTTTTTCGTGGGCCTTGTTCCACTTGTCGAGTACCGGAATGATGGGATTGAGAACCATCAACTGTTCCTCGCAGCGTGTTTCATCTTGTGGATGGGCAGAAAGAATCGTTCGCAATAATCCGCCGGAAGGATCACGCCCTGCACGCGTTCGCAACCGTGCGCGTGCAGCACCTCGAAGTGCTTGCAGTCCTTGCAGTGCTCGTCACCCTTGGCCGGATGTTCGAATCCGACTTCACTTTTGGGAAACTGCTTCATTCATCGCTCGATTCCTATCAACCGGCCGATCACTTCATCGTTCACGTCGACAAAGCGAATTTCGTTGTCGGGCATCACCTTGTCGTTCTGCACCTGCGCCGCAAATCCGCCGAAGACGTGAACGTTCGTGAAGTTGATGATGTGATTCGGCTCCAGATGTCCGAACAATCCCTCGAGCTTCTTCCACTGGTTGCTGGCCATGCGGATCGCGACGGGCCGAAGGCCTTCTTTCATGATTTTCTCCTGCGTCGCCGCGATCAGCTGGGGAGTTGCAAAAGCTCCGTTTGCGTCGAACTCAACCATGTCGTGCCTTCCTGAACGCTGTCGCCATTCGCGAGGATCCCTTTTTCATGTGAATCATCGCGGGATCGGCGTGCGCCTCCGCCTTGTCTTTATTCTTCTGCTGCTCGGTGAGCGGCGAAGCTTTGCTCATCAAGTAGCGGAACTGTTTGAATGTCCACGGCATGGTGGACCTACTTCATGCCGGGAATGCCAGCCATCGAAGACTCTTCTTCGTCCTCGTCTTCTCCGCCCATGGCCTCGTCGGGAGTTTCTTCGGTCATGCCGTCAGCGCCCATAGCCTTGCCCATATGATCGTGAGCTTCGGCGTGCGAGCCGTGTTCGGAGTGATGCATATTCTTGCCGTGGCCACCGTGATGCGAGGTGACGTGATGCGTTCCAGTCGCTTCGTCGTGCATGTGCGCGACGTGCGTGGCTGGTCCGTGTTCAGCGACGTGATCCTCGATTGGTGTTTCGGTCGGAGTCTGGTGCGGCCCCGGCATGTGCGGATGATCTTGCGGAATTGCTTGGCCTGCCGGAGCGGTTGCTTTGTGGGGCTCGCCCTGCGGCTTGGCCATGGGTTTCACGGCTGGCACGCCGCCGCCTCCACCCATTTTTTCCTCATGCATTTTAGCTCGGCTGGCGCTGTGGTGTCTCGATCCGTCCTTCGCGTACACTGCCATCGGTGGTTCCTCCTGCTTCATCAGGCGAGACTGCCGGAGTTGTGTAGCGACGAGTCGCTTGCATCTCCTGCTCTTTAATGTACTTCGCCCTCACTCGTTCCCAGGGAGTGAGCCCACCGAGATCCTCGGAAGGCGTGGGAGGTGGAGTTTTATCTTCCCCGATTTGGATGCGCTGCAGTGCTGGTGTTTCGACGTAGCGGACTTTCGTCAGCTCGTCCCAAAGTCTCTGGTTCTCTGATATAACACGATTCAGCTCCCGGGCGTGAGCCTTTTTCAGATCGCGCACATACAGGATGGTGACAACGATCAACGTTCCGGCCAGCAGAGTGATCAAAATCATCATGGCAGCCCTCCGTAAGGCAGATCCACCCAGTTCTCGATCAGATCGTGAATGATCTCGCTTTCATAGCATTCCGGGCCTCCAGAAAATTCGATCATGGATTCCTTGCGGTGAAGAATCTGCTCCACATCGAGATGCAGTGGCCCGATCTGTTTTTTTCTCTTCTGCTTTTTGAAACGATAGTTGCCCTGCCCATCGGGCTCCAAAACTGCGCGCAACCTGCAGTCCTCGACATATTCTCGGTACGCCCTGCATCTTGCGATATGCGTGCGCTCAAATAGATAGCTGTAGAAGTCAGCATCCCACAACCATTCCATGCGACAAAAGCGGCAGGCGTAGAAGGCGTACTTCCCCGTTTCCCATTTCTCTGCTCGCCTGAAGAATTCGAACTCCCGCTGCGTGACGTAGAGCATTCGCCATTCATGGAGGATCCGCCACGGATGATTCTGAAACCGCGCAAGCGATGGATCTTGCTGCAGAATCTGTTTCCACTTCAGCTCGAGGGAGATCGGCCAGTAAGGAAACGCTTTCATTTCTGAAACCTTTGCTGCCAGCTCGGGATGATCTTCGCGACCTGCGGCTTGCGCTGCCGCGCCTGCTCCTTGTTCCATTCCTGATAGGCGGTGACGTGGCGCCGCATGGGATCCGCGATTCCGGCGAGCTTCTCACGCAGCATGATTTCCTTCGGCTTCTCGGCAGCGTCGTTGAGCAGCACGCCGGCAACAGCATAACGCATCGAATCGCCGCAGTCATCAGAAAGACTGGCTTCCTTCGGCTTCTCGACGTCTTCGAGCGAGCAGGTAACTCCGTTGCCGCGCACCAGCAGCGGCATCGATTCCGCGCAGATCTGCGCCTTGCCCTTGAGGAAAAACATCTCGTCCGTCTCGAGCAGCGAATACATTCTCGTCCATCCAGCTACGCGATCCGTGGATCCGCGCGTCGGCCTCGGCAGTCCTGCGGCTGCCAAGATATCGCCGACCTGCATGGCGATCGAGACCACATTTCCTTCCTTGTCTTTCTGATTCGCGATGAAACGTTCCCACGAGAAGTGAATCGAATCGATATTCCAGAGAAAGCCCTGATCGATGCCGTCTTCATCATAAGCGCGCGGGATGGATGCGATCAGCGCTTCGGTCTGTTCTTCCGGCGTCTTCTTCTGCATCCACAATTCGTTGATGCACACGTTCACGATGCGCGTATGTTCGCCCTCAAACCGCGGCTTCAATTTCGCTTTCGTCCAGAACGTGATCACCGCGAAGTGTCCGAAACCATAATCCCAGCCGATCCACACGGGTTGCCACGCTTCGAAAATGAAAGCGCTTGCATCGAGCACATGGCGGTTGGGATCCCAGTTCTCGAAATATTGGCCGCTCACGGTCTCGACGTTTCCGTAGTACACCTTGTCGCGCAGCGGCGATTTGAGCAGCGAAGACTTGTAAGCCTCGTCTTTCATGAGGATCGGGTTGTTCTCGATCGTTGAGTGGATGTACTTGTAATCCTCGGGATTATATTTCTCGGGATCCATGCCGTACATCGGCTGATGATCGATCCACAGCTTTTTGATCCAGCCCCAGCCGATGCCCATGGGGTTGGTCACCGCGCCCATGGTCGGCGTCACTCCGGGGATCGTGGAGCGATTCCTGTTCTCGAGCGCTTCATAGATTGCGTAGGGGAACTCTCCCAGCTCCTCGAAGCCCACGAACGCGTACTCCGTCGAGAGATATTTGCCGACGTCCTCGATGCGCTCGCAAGCCGAGAAGTAAAGTTTCGATTGACGCCATACGCGCTTCGGCTTGCCCGTGGCTTCGTCCATCAGCAGCTCGCCCGTCTCGAGGTTATAGTCGTCGCATTCCTGCGGCGGGAAGTACACGATGTGATCGCTCTTGTTGTAGCTGCCGAGTTCGGCCCGGCCCCGCTCGAACAACTTCTTCGGCACGTCGTTCTCGAATTTATCGATGACCGTGCGCTTGAGATCGGGCATCGTCTTGCGGAGAATCAGGCAGTTCACGCCCGGGTGGCGCTGGCAATAGCGTACCGCTTCCATCATGAGCGGCTTAGATTTGCCGGAGCCGAATCCGCCAACGTGCAGCCTGTGCTTGCAGGCGAGCCCATGGAACGCTGCCTGGTGCGGCCAAGGCCTGTAGAACTGCGACATGCGGAGCACGTCTTCTTCTGTGAGGTTGGTTACATCCGGCTCGGGTTCGGGAATGCCGAGAATGATCTCGCGGTCGAACTCCGGTTCATATCGCGCTGCGGACGCCATGCGTGGAAGCGTAACACATCATTCGATGACTTTTGTTCTGCCGCACTTTCGGCAATAGAGCAGCACTTTCCAGTTACACTGCTGAAGACCGACAAGAAAGCATGCAGTCGAACAATGCTCCTCATGGACGATGGTGGCGCAATTCATGCCACAGGCTTATGGGCGCGCAGCCAGATCCACTCGCCCTCGATATCACATTCGTCGATCTCGAATCCAGCATTCTTGAACTCCTCGGCGAACTCCGCGCCGGAACGAAATACCGTACCGTCGTAGCGGCCCTTCTCTTCGGGATTGCCGATAACCGTCTGGATCACCACGCGGCCTTTCGGCGCGAGGATCCTGAAAGCCTCGGCGATGTTGGCGCGCACCACCTCGATCGTATCCATGTGCTGGAAGCAGGTGACCGAATAAACGAATTCCACCATCTCATCACCGACGATCAGGCTCGTGCCTGTTCCATGCATCACAAACGTGCCCGGCAACCGATAGATCCGCTGCATCGCGAGCAGCAACAAGGGCCACGAATAGTCGATGCCGATCACGGTCCTGAAATGCAGCGCTGCCAGCGGAAGGAATCGGCCGGTGCCGCAGCCGATCTCGAGCGCAGTCCCGTTTTTATCGAAGGATTCAGGAAAGATCTTTAAGGCAAGTTCTGCAGTGTCGAGAGAGTCTTCGTCGGCTTTGCCGAGGACCTTCAGGTTCGCGGTGAGCTGGTCGGGGATGCGTTCCCAATATTCGCGCGTGGCCATGATCTTGATTGCCGAAAGCTGGCCGCCTCTCCCAAGGAAAGCCAGCCCCCGGTTTCTGTCCCAGCACCCTAACCGGAAGTCTATAGACCACCGCGGATTTCCGCAAGAGTCAGACCGCACTTCGTGCAAAATGTCGTTGCGGCCATGATGATATTGTGTGATTCACGATTCACGCACAAGCGGACTGGAACATCCAGCCGTATCAGCCGTTTCTCCGTGACCGCCAGCGAATTCGCCACCCTGTTCAGCTCCCGCTCCAGCAGTTTCAGGGTGAGTTTCCTGTCGTATTTGACTTTTTTCTTCATTCACTTTCTCCCTTACGCCAATGGCGATGAAATTAAAAACATTGGCCAGCAACTGCACTTCACGGAACTCGAGGGTCGGAAATTTCTCGTCGATGTAATCGATGACGCGTCCGCGCTGGATCTCGATCTCTTTCTCGGTGTAACCGCATCCGTCCTTGGCCTTGAAGCTGAAACGGAATGTCTTGCCGCCGACCACCACCTTGAAATCGATTCGCTTGTACGCCATTGCCCGACCCGCGAAGTGTTTCATTGTTTGAGCTGACTCCGAGTGTAGACTTCCGTCCCACTATAACTCGAGGCCGGCGTCGTGTTCACCGTCAAGAATGCGGTCGGCATCACCTCATTCATCGTTGCGTTCTTCACCGACATGAGGTCAACTCCCTGCCCGAAGTTTCCAGACAGGGCTAGAAAGGGCCCACGAGGACTTGCACCTCGTCGAGCTTGTCTTCATGGCTTTTCGGGATCATGCGCGCCGCGATGGTCGCTGCCTGCGCCTGACTGTTGGCCAGAATCGTCGACGGCTCGATCAGGATCTCGGACTTCGGGATCTCGTTGCGTTCCGCCTGCTCCTTGGTCGCCTTCGGGTGATACAGGATCGCCAATTTGTACAACTGTGCTCTGCTCTCGAACGCCATTACTTGCTCCTTTTCGCCGCGCCGCGCTTTGCGCGAGCAGTTGTTTGAATTTCTCGGGCCTCAGAGTCCTTTCCGATCCCGAGAATACTTTTGTGAGTTCCCCGCTCGTCCATTCCTGATCCGCGGTGTAGCAGACGATCACAAATCCGTCTGGCGAGACTATAGGCTCGCCGAACTGGAGACGCGTGATCTCGTTCGGGTTGAGCATCACGACATGCTTCCTGTTCTTGCTCTCGAAATAGATCACGGTTCCAGTCCTCCCACGTACCCATAAAGCCTCACACTTCGAGACGGCGACCGATCATGTCGATATGCGCGGAACAAGAGAGCAGTGACAGCGTGATGTTGCCGAGAACAGCCCCCAGTCCACTCCGGTACTCGTGATGGGGATCTCGTTCGATCACTTTATCGGATTGTTGCATTGGCGGAACGGGAGTCATCACGGGCGACAGTCTCTCGTCGAGCGCCACTAAACGTTGCTGGAGTTGCTGGGCGATTGCGCCCAATTGATCGATAGCTCTTTTCAGTTCCGGTTCACGAGCGCATTCGTTCGCTGTCGGCTGCTGCTGCTGTGCCAATCCGAATCCAGCCGCGGTTTTGGGTGTGTCGTTATACATTCTCGCTCTCCTTATTTTTTGGTGCCCCGTGTTTCACGCAGTCCGAGTTTCCTCGGGTCGCCGCGTTGCAGGATCTCCCTGCACACCATGCGGGGCAAAGCCCGATCAGGCGACCACTTTCGTTTCGTTGGCGATCCGCAGGAACTCTGCTTCGTTCGCCTCGAGCATCAGCTTGTGGCCGATGGCCCAATCTTCGCCCGGGAGATCGTGCGTGTCTGACGGATGGAGAAGAATGGCGCATTCGAACTCATGGTCAACGACCGTCTTTACCGCGTCCGCCCTGGCTGCCGCGTGGAACGGCTCGATCCCTCGACGAAGCACGTAAAGAGCTACTTCTGCATCCATCGGCGGCACAAAGATCAGCCGCTCGACATCGGAATCGAACTCACGGATCTGTTTGCCCTTGTGGCCGTCGTCCCCCTCGGCGACAAAGACGAGGTACTTCTTCTTCCCGACTAGATCCTCGAACTGCCTGCGGATCGCGTCGACCTCATCGCGATTGCGGCGATTCCAGATGACCTTGGTGTCTCCGGTGTAGTCGAGAACCTCGACGAGCGAATCTCCGTTCGCTGGATCGAACTCGCGCTCCACGCCGAGAACAGACTTCAGTTTCTCCGGTGTTTGCGTTTCCATGATGACTCCTCGATTAGAATGGGCACATACAGAGATGTGCTGCGCCGGAGTATAGCCCCAGCAGCTTGTGAGAATCCAGTGGATTTAGTGAATAGGCTCTTCCCAGACGCGCGGCGGACCTTTTAGTTCGAGATAATTAAACACTTCCTGCTGGGTCATGCCCGTATCTTTCATGATCAGGTCAATGAGCACCCCGACGCATGAGATCAGCGCATTGATCCCGTCGACGCCTTCAGTTTCCTCCGTCCAGTTTATCGCGCACTCCGACTGTCTCGTCCGCAGATCCACTTCGAACCGGAGCTGCATCTTCCCGAGTGGCTTCTTCGGATTGCGGTTGCTCATAAGTCTCCTTGTAAAAGATGACACCGTAGAACCTGTATTGATCTGCGGTGATGTTCACCGATACGATGTCGTAGTGGAATCGGAGCAACTCCAACTCGCCGTGCATTCGATCAACCAGCGAGACGAAGTTGGCGTCGATAAACTTAGAGACTTTATTCTGCATATTCCCTCACAGTGGGTCACGCTGGGCGGCAAGCAGGCCCACCAAATCAGCCAACAGGCATTGATAGTTGCTGGCGCATGGAGTCTTTGTTTTGGCGTGCTCCACGATTTTCCGCAACTCCTCCACTCCCGCCCCGGCGCTGGCTGGCTTGCTGCTCATTCCAACGAGATGACCATTCGCCAATCCCCAATCGATTCCGTATCCCGCAGCTTCCTCAACAGCTTTTTGATGAGGTGTTAACGCGCTGGCTGGCTCCTCAGCAAGTGCGGCCCTCCGATAAACCTTGAACGCCCCCGGTGTATCCGAATCACAAGTACGAATTGCTCCTTTTGTGTAACAACACCATGCCACGTAGTCATTACGTTCGTCCTTGGGGCACGGGCCGCTGTAACCGTGGTACTTGAACATCTCCTCTCCCTTCGGCATTGGTTCGCCGCAAATTTCACACCGTTCTTCTCTCAGCTTCTTCTCGTTCATGGCTGCCCCTTCCTTCCCCGCAACGGACAAAACTGCAAGCTGCCGTCACACGGTATCCCTGTGTCTTGATGCCATTTTCGGTGCCACCAATCGGCCTCATCCTCTTCCACTAAATCCAGCAATGCGGCCAATCTCTTGACCTGAGCTTCATCTACATCGGCGCAAGATTCCTCGAAAATGATGTGACTAAGGGCGCGGTCCAAATTTGATTCCTTCATGGCTTCTCCCCCTTCGCCGCTGCCTTCGCGGCATCCAGAACTGATGCTGCACGAATTAGGTCGCTTTTACGAATGAACACTTCGTTGTCCCATCCATACATCTCGTCGCTTATTCCTGAACGCGGATGGTCCACGAGGTACTGACCAAACTCTGCAAATGGTTTCAACGCCTCCAGCAACGGGAGCAGACGGCGACGAAGCACCGTGCTTAAGGGAGTAGGGTCATAGCCATATTCAAAAGCGATCTTTTCCAGAATCTTTTCCAGTTCGCTCATCTCCTGCCGCCTTTCAGTCCTTTGGCCGAGGATCGAAATCTTCAGGCGGCTTGTGCCCGTTGCCCGAAGTCTTGTCGTCTTCGATTCGCGGCCTCGATCGTGGTGCTTGGTTCACCATGCTGAAATCCGGGGCCGGAATATCGATCACCACAGTCTTCACACCCTGCTGCTGCTGCAACTGCTCGTCCTTTGTGGGCATCGCGCCCATCAACGCCACGAAGCGGTCGAAGGCTGCCAGCTGCACCATGTGATTGTCGACGAACGCGATATCCGTGAACTCCCCTTCATGCTGCGCGAGGATCACATCCTTTGCGTCGAGCTTCGGTTTTAAATGTTTTTCAATCAGGCCTTCCAGACTAATCCCCAGCTTGGCAACTACTTCCGGCGATTTCTTCTGGAGACGCTTAACGATCTGATATCCGCTCTGGCTGGGGTTCTTGTTGGAGTATCCAGCCTCTATAGCAGCCCGGGTCAAAGAGACGCCTTTGCACCATGCTTCCATGAATTTCGACTGACGGCCGGTCAGCCCCATTTCGTCGAGGATCTTGCGCGTCCGCTGCTTTTGCTTGTAGCGTTGCTTCCGTTCCCGAGCTTTCTCGAGTTGCTCCGGCGAGATGATGGGCTTGCGTTTTTTCTTCCCCGATTTGCTGCTCATATTGCCTACGATACCAGTTCGTCGACTTCGATCTCTATGATTAACTCACAACTTCTCCTCTATGAACGCTTCGATGAACGCGGTCGCCGCCGGCGCGACGAGGGAGTTACCCGCTCCCCTGAGCAAGCCCACGCGATTGGGAGTCCTTGCAGCCAGAGGGAGAATGCGGGATCCAGTAGGTCGCATCTTTCCGTCCGTGCATTCGAGCCAGACGGCATCTCTCCAGAATCCGTTTGTGGGACCAAGTGCGCTGTCTGGTTCGCGAGCTGATCCATGTGCTTGCGGCCTCGGCCCTTGACCTTGACGTGATGTTCGCTGTTCG